ATGTCGAATACAAGCATAAATAAAATGCAAAATATAATAGATGAACAGGTGAACCTATGAACTTTTTAGAATCTAAATTAGCACAACTTATAGCTTTGGCATCGATCGTAGCAACCCTAGCTGGTTTCGGTTACACAGGAGCTACTTATGTGAATAGGTTAGAAAACCTAGAGGCACAAATAGGTGGGATAGGAGATACAGAGAACGCACAGAAGGTAATTGAAGAAAGATTTGCCAGTATAGAAACATCGGTCGAGTATATTAATAAATCTATAGATGCCTTGGTCATACCCGACAATAGCGACTTGAAAGCTAGTATAGCTGGCTTGACTCTCAGTGTTGAGCGCATGCAACTAGATATAGAAGAACTAGAAGACAGCAATAAGAACCCTTTAGCAAACTAATTAAGACTGAGGTAGTGACGAACCATGCAACAAGTATTAATAGGAATAATAATAGTATTAGCAGTAGCTAGTTATTATTTTTTTAGTCAGAACCAAATTTTGCAAGCAAACAACGCCGTCTTAGAAGGAGCTGTTGCTACACAAGAGGAGGCAATAAAATCAATACAAGCCGACTTTGAGCTACAGACTCAGCAACTACAGGACCTTACTGTAAAAAGCCAAGCGGCACAAAGAGAGCTGAATCGCTATACACAATTCATACAAAATTATGAGCTTACTGCTAAAATTTTGACAGATCCAACAGAAATGGAGAGGAAAATAAACAATGGTACAAAACATATCATGGAGGACATCGAGAAAATTAGCGGCACTGTTGATGATCTCGATGATGGCTTGCAGTTGCAGCCTAATTCCAACTAAACAGATACAAGTTTCAGCCAAGCCTATTGAAAGAAAAATAGTGCAACCTATTATGCCTAGAGAAATAGATCTCAAGCAGCCACAATGGATAGCAGTTACGCCAGAGAACAAAGATGAACAATTAGCTAGGATAGAGGAGCAAGAGGGCGAGCTGGTTTTTTTAGCTATGACAATACCTGATTACGAGGTAATGGCCTACAACATGCAAGAAATAAAAAGGTACATAACGGAGCTAAAAGACGTTGTAGTTTATTACAGAAAAGTTACTACTGAGCAACCTAAAAATGACTAAATCACCAGACGCTTTTGTTTATAAATGCACTTTGCGTTCTGTAACCGATGGAGACACTATCCGGCTACAAACCATAGATCTCGGATTTTCGGTGCAATTACACAACAAAGCCGTCCGTATAAATGCGATTGATACCCCGGAGAGCCGTATAAATATTAAAAGATACCCGGAAAGAGCAAAAGAGAAAGAACTTGGTTTACTAGCAAAACAAAAACTGAAAGAATGGTTAGTCGGAGATATAACAATTAAATCTTATGGGACAGATAAATATGGAAGAGTATTAGCGGATGTCTTTTGTGAAAAAGGTAATGTCGCTGATTTGCTTAAAAAAGAAAAACTTGCTGTCGATTATCACGGCGGCACAAAAACTAAAATATGGGGAAACTAATATGGAAAAAATGGAAATTTCACAAGAAGGTTTAGCACTTATCAAACGCTTTGAGGGGTGCTCTTTAACCTCCTACTTATGTCAAGCAAACGTACCCACTATTGGATTTGGAAGCACTCGTGGCGTTGAAATGGGTATGGAAATATCACAAGAAAGAGCCGATGCTTTGTTATTAGAGGACGTGGCTGACTTTGAAGAAGCGGTTAATGAATGTGTTAAAGTGCCATTAACACAAAATCAATTCGATTCGATTGTAGCCTGGTGCTTCAACATCGGTGAAAACGCTATGCGTAATTCAACACTTTTGAAAGTTTTGAATAATTCTGAGTACCAAAAAGTACCAAGTGAAATGAAACGATGGAACAAAGTAACTGTAAATGGCGAGAAGGTAGTAAGTGATGGTTTAATGAGACGACGTGAAGCCGAAAGTTTACTTTTCAAAGATGAACCATGGCACGAAGTTTGACGATATGTAATACTACCCACAGACGCTATGGGCGTTTAGAGTTGGGTGGTTTTACGTCACTACCTGACCACCTAACTCGACTATGAGCGAAGTTTCTTATAAAGACTTTGATATTCTGTCTGAGACTGATAAGGCGGAGGCAGTAGCACTACTTAACAGATACGAGCAACTTGAAAAACAAGACTCTTGCCAAAACGATTTTATATCTTTTGTAAATCACATGTGGCCTGATTTTATAGAGGGCAGACACCACAAAATAATTGCTGAAAAATTTAATCGCATAGCAGAGGGAAAACTAAAAAGACTTATTGTTTGTTTGCCACCTAGACACTCTAAATCAGAGTTTGCATCAACCTTTTTTCCAGCCTGGATGATGGGTAGAAAGGGCAACCTCAAAATAATACAAACAACACACACGGCTGAACTTGCAGTGCGTTTCGGTAGAAGAGTTAGAAACATAATAGATAGTGAAGAATATCAACATATCTTCCCAAATTTGCAGCTCCAGGCAGATAATAAAAGTGCTGGTCGATGGACCACAAACCAAGAGGGCGAATCTTTCTACGCTGGTGTGGGTGGTGCAATAACAGGTCGTGGTGCGGATCTATTAATTATTGACGATCCACACTCTGAACAAGATGCTATGTCACCAAAAGCCATGGAATCTGCTTACGAATGGTACACGTCTGGTCCTAGACAGCGTTTACAGCCTGGCGGAATAATTGTGATAGTAATGACAAGATGGAGCACTAAAGATTTGGTTGGTAACGTGCTGAGAAAACAATCAGACGAGTTTGCGGATCAATGGGAAGTGGTTGAGTTTCCGGCAATCATGCCAGAATCAGAACAGCCTTTATGGCCGGAGTTTTGGAAAAAGGACGAGTTATTAAGTGTAAAAGCATCATTGCCTATATCTAAGTGGAACGCACAATGGATGCAAAATCCTACAGCGGAGGAAGGATCTATAGTAAAAAGAGAATGGTGGAACCGGTGGGAAGATGAAGATATACCTCCTTATTCCTACGTTATACAGAGCTATGATACAGCTTTCTCAAGAAAAGAAACCGCCGACTATTCAGCTATAACAACTTGGGCGATATTCAACAGGGGCGATGAAAATGCTGATGAAATCATGCTATTAGATGCTAAAAGGGTACGTTGTGACTTTCCTGAGCTAAAAAAAATGGCAATGGAAGAGTACCGATATTGGGAACCTGACTGTGTGTTGATTGAGGCAAAAGCATCGGGTACACCGCTCACTCACGAGTTGCGAAGGATGGGAATACCAGTAACAGCTTACTCTCCAAGCAGAGGCCAAGACAAAATTGCCAGGATGAACAGTGTAGCTCCTATATTTGAATCTGGGATGGTTTGGGCACCAGAACACGACTTTGCAGATGAAGTCATAGAGGAAATGGCATCATTTCCGTTTGGTGATTATGACGACTTTTGCGATAGTGCTACAATGGCTTTGATGCGTTTTAGGCAAGGTGGTTTTATATCTTTAAGAGAAGACTACGAAGAAGAGGTGAAATTATTAAAAGCGAACAGGACAATATACTATTGAAGATATTTGTTACTAAGTTTACTTTCGATGGTAGAGAATATTGTGGACCAGATATCCACGCGGAAAACATGGACGATGCTGAGTTAATAGCAGAGGCCCACGGACTTGAGGTGGAAGGTGAGCTCACAGATCTTGTAGATTTAGATTACGAAACAAGGCCAAGGGTGCTACACTAAAATATTATGGCTATAGACAAACCACTAGGCACAGAAGACGATCCAAATATAAAGGTGACTGGATCTTCGGTAGAAATACAACCAGATACCACCAGAGAAGATCAAATTAGAGAGGCGGCAGAAATATTAATTACTAGCCAAGACGTATTAATTGACGAAGAAATACAACAAGAAACACCTCAACTAAATTTTAACATGAACTTGGCAGAGGTTTTGCCAGAAGATATTTTACAAAACATATCCAACGACTTATTGAGCTCAATCAAAAGCGACAAACAATCTAGGAGCGAATGGGAAAAAACATACACAGATGGGTTGAAATACTTGGGCATGAAGTTTGACGACTCAAGATCACAACCTTTTGAGGGTAGCTCTGGAGTGATACATCCTATATTGGCAGAGGCAGTCACTCAATTCCAAGCACAGGCTTACAAAGAAATGCTACCAGCTAAGGGGCCTGTAAAAACAGAAATTATAGGAGCTAGGACAGTTCAAACAGAAGACCAAGCTGAAAGAGTACAAGAGTTTATGAACTATTACATTATGAATGTAATGGAAGAGTACGATCCG